TGACTACTTAAAACGGAATGCCTTGATTAGTAGGCGTTTGGGCGTAGTCACTTCTTTCGTAATTTCTGACTACAAAATAGCATCCGAGGAAATTCCGCTCCCTTCGGCATACTTTTTGACACCCAAGCGACTTTAGGATGGCTCCAAGTTTGTGCGCTGACACATGCTGGCGGGTGCAGGTTTCAATTACATCCTTGATCTCGGAGTTGGTCAGCCACTTGCCTTCGGGGTCGTCGCTCCGATCGGGGATGGTAAACAATTTGAGCAGGAGTTCTTTCTCAACGGCGGGCTGGACATTCAGTTGGGTCCGATCGTTGAGGATTGCGATCTCGGCTCTTGATAGTTGCCAGGCATCGCTTCCGTGGGTTTGAATGGCATGGTAGCACTCCATGAATAGGTCGGTCTTGTCAATGGCGTCGTAGGCATCCCAGTCAATGCTTGCGGCCACCACGGGCAGGATCCGTCGGTTCCCCGTTGGGTCGTTGATGACCTCTTCGTCGTTCGAAGTCCCGCAAAGAACCGCATAACGGTTCAAGTCCTCATGGACCCGTCCGTAGGGCTTGCGGATGCTGAAAGTTTGCTTGGAGGATAGTTCTTTGAGTTTCTTGGCCTCTTGCTTGGATTTGCCGCCGAACTCGTCGTCGCACAGGATAATTTTTTTGCACATGAGTATCTCGTCGTCCTTGCCCGCATCCAATTTTGATTCCCCGTAATAGGAGCGCAGTTCGGCAGGGAGCAGGTTGCGGAAGAAGTTCGTCTTGCCGATTCCTTGGTCCCCGCATAGCACCAAAATGGCCAGCGAGTAATCGCCATGCATGCTTGCAACCACGGAGCAGAGCCACTTGTAGATGCACATCTGCACGAATGCGTGTTCTTGCGTCGTGCTGGTGATCGTGTTGGTAAGGGCTTCAATGCACCCTTTTGGTTGGCGGTGGCCGTTCTTGGCAAAGAACTCCAAAAACGGATTGTAGGTGACGACAAAATCCGAATCCACGATGGCGTTGACCAGTTGCATGTTGACCTCCTTCTTGCCGAAGTTCTCCAGGCAAGCGACATAAATATTATTGAGATCCGTATCGTTAATGGGTTGGCCGTTCAGTTCGATGTTCCTGGTCACGGCGTTGCGGCGCAGGTCGTAGGATCGCAAATAGGCTTTAATCTGCTTGATGGGCGAATCCTCAGTTGATGCGGTTTTGAGTTCATCGCTATCCATTTGCATGGTGTGTGCAACGATTTCATCCAACTGCTCGACATCAATCTGATCAATTTCCCGAAGGATACGGACCGCCGTTTCGGTAGCGGAGGCGATGTCCTTGGGGCCGCCGTTGGTTCCCACCCGCATGCGGTGGGTCTTGGCGGTTGACACGATGTGGCGGGTCTGCGGGGTTTGGATTTCAACGCCCGCATTTTTAGCCAGCCACATGAAGGATGCGAAGGACACGGAGTTCTGCTTGGTTTGGCAGAGGGCTTTGTACTTCCGATCGCAGGCTTGCGGGTCGTACTTCGGGGATATGGCTGACACCCGATGGAATAGGTCCGCACCCATGTCTTGGTACTTTGCCGCTATTGCAAACCCAATCTTGACCCAATCGGCATAGGAGTTGGTAAGGTCAATCCGCTTGGCTTCAATCTGCTGGACGATATGCTCCACATCATGCTCGCCGTGTGGATAGAATTTCGGTGCAGGCGTTGCCTTGGCTTTGGGCAGGTAGGCTTTGAATACGGACACCTTGCGTTCGGTGTGGTAGGCTTCGGGGTCAAAACTGACAAACCGAAGGCGGGATACATCCTTGCATGCGGGGTCAATAATGATGTGGTACTTATCAGCCAATCGTTTCTCCAGGGCAAAGAAGGCTTCCAGGTGTCGATCGGGTTCAATGCGGTAATAGGCGGCATACCCCTCCCCCCCTGTGGACTTGTGCATAGCAAGAAGAAACTCGTCATTCAGCAGAGCCTTCATGTTCACGCCCTCGTTGTCCTTGGCATCAATGTCGATGCAAAGGATCCCCGAATGGGTGTCAAGGCCATCCCTGCCTTGCTTCTTGAACTTGCCGCTGGGTGTAACGGCAGAAAGCCTGCGTTTGGTTTCGTCCGTCTTGGCGGCACGGTATGCGGTCACTTCGTTGTACCAATACCCATCACGGATATTGGTGATGTACTCCGCAAATTCCAGGTGATCGTCGGGCGTGGTGTTGCGTGTTGCCGCTCCTTTTGCGGCCTTAAATAGTGAAATTGTTGCCATGGCAAAGAAAAAAAAACCCCGACTGATTCCAGCAGTCGGGGCAGGGGTTAGAGAGTGAACCCTTTATCGGACGCACCATTTGGCTGGAATTACAAATGGGCTATATTGGTAAATGTAATTAGTTCACAAAGTTACACTAAAAAGGCATATCACCATCTTGGGGGGCAAAATTCCCGCCGCTGGTCTGCTGCTGCATGGGTTCCACCTTGCCTGACAGGAACCGCTTGCCTGACTTGCCTTCCTTGACCCAGGCCGAGAGCCGCATCTTGGTTCCGTCGGGCAGGACGATTTCGCCCCTGTAGTCGGGACGCTTCGGGTTGTCACCTTTGTCGTTTGCGAACAAGGTGAAGGTGTTGGGTTGTGGGGTGTAATCGCTCATGGGTTTTGGATTGGGGTTTGGTTGGGTATAATTGTGTAAGTGCAGTTTTCTTCTATGAGCCAATTTGAGGCCCGTAAATCGCTTAGGATTCGATAGGTGGTACGGATGGTCACCCCAAGCACTTCGGCGAGTTCTGTGGCCCTGTATGGGCGTTGTGCGAGGTACGACACGGCGTAGATGGTGGCGACCCTTCGTTGGATTTCTTTTCCTTTGGGTTTGGGCATGGTTAAGTGGTCTTAAAAGTTACTGCAATGCTTGGTTTTGTCCCTTTGGCGGGACATACGGGGACCGCCTCGCCCGTCGCTTCGTCGTACACCGTTGCCTTGCCAGCGTTGCGGAATGCCATCTTCAGCAGTTCTTCACGGGCTTTCATCGATGCCTGCAGGTCGCTCCACACTTGGTCTTGCGAGTAGTCGGGCGTGAGTGCCCCCTCCTTGACTTGAATCTCTGCACCGAAGGCGGAGAAGGTCTTGCCGTGCTTTTCGGCTTCGTCCCGAACGATGTCCTCGGTGGCTTTGAGGACTTGCTCCAAGGCTTTGACGACTGCTTTGAGGCGTACATGGGCGGCGATGGGATTGACCTCGCCTTCCTCTATTCGGAGGATGAGGCCAGCGGCGATGTCGGCGATGTCAGCCTTGCTGATGTCGCTCTTGGGGATGGTTACGAGGTGGTTCATTGTTTTGGAGTGGTTTGTTGGGAATGGAAAAGGAGGTGGAGGGTGTGGACTTTGCGGTCCCAAATTTCCCAAGGAAGGTGGGCGGCGAACCACATCACTTCGTCAAAGGTCATAGCCCAATAATATTCGTGCTTTTGGAGGATGGAGATGAGTTTTTCACCGATAATTGGACTTTGTTCCTTGACTTCAAGGATGGCTTTGAACACATCGGCGTTGCATTGGGTCAGTAGGTTGGCCATGGCTTATTTTTTAGAGAGTTGGTTTTGGATGAATACGATGCCCTTTTCAAATCGGGCGGGGGTCATTTGGTCGATGTCCTTCATGAACCGCTCCTGCTGGTCGGCGGGTAACTTCTTCACCAACTTGATGAAGTCCGCCCGTAGCGTTGCGGCGGTGAGGTCGTCGTAGGCGGGAACGAGGCCGAGTTTGTCGTTGAGGTCCAGCAGGTTGGTGTTGGCGGGCTTGGGGACCGCTCCGTGCTTGCCTTTGTACACATCAATGCCAATCCCAATCCAAGACGCAATCTTGGTAATGGCATCCGTGGTCGCACCCTTGGCGGCATCGCCTGGGTCGGAGTTGGTGCTGGATGCAATGCACTCGTAGTAAATGTCGTGGGCGGGAACGGTGAAGATGGTCTTGGCTACGGCGGTGTACTCAATGCGCTCACGGCCAGCGTTCGTCGTGGTGTGGACGGTTGTAATAGGGCTGGATAGGTCAGTCTTGACGACCCACGCACCGACACCAAATACCTGGTTGAGCCGTTCGGTCACGAAGATGCCCTTGATAGTTGAGAGGCCCGCCATGCGGGGATGAGCGGCAATGGCTTCGGGGGGAAGTGGCTCGGCAATTTTGGCGAGTTGTTCGGGGGATAGTGGTTTCATGGTTTTGGGGTTTAAAGGGTGACGAAATAATAGGTTTCAACAGGGTTGCCGTGTGGGTCCAGTTCGGTGACTTCGGAGTATTCTTCCCAGGCTTGGGCATCTCCGCCATGTGGCGTTTGGTGTTTGCAATTGGCCATGGCTTCTTGCAGGGTGTCGCAGGGGGGAAAGATTTCGCTGGCCTTCATGTTTTGCGACCAGTTGATGACTTCAAATTTGTTCATGGTTTTGGGGGTTTAGTTGGTGATAATTGCAAGAATGAATCTGCCGAAAAATGCGAGGCCGAGGCAGGTGGTCAGCACGATGTAGCCCGTCGCAAGGGCGGCTTTGAGTTTGGCTTTGGTTTCGTGGGTCATGGTTTTGGGGTTTAGTTGTTGAACATATTTTCAATCATAACGCCATTCTTGAAAATCCAATGGCCTTGGACATCGGTGTTGGTTTCTTCGTACACATGGACCTCGTAAAAGGTTTTCAATAACTTGGCCATTGAGAAGGCTCTCGCCTTGCTCTTTGGGGTTACGAGGGTGTAGTGGTCGCCTCCGCAGGTTTCTTTGGACACGGGGTCAGTCGCTGATTCTACAACGACAACGGGGTACTTTTTGATGGTTTGTGACATGGTTGGTGGTTTAGTGTCCGACAAAGTTACAACGCCTTTTCCCTTTTGCGACCATTGTAGTCATTTTTTTTGTGATTTTCTTTTGGGGGATTATCCCCGATGCGGTATAAATTCCTAATTTTCACCATAAATGCACCCGAAAGCGTATAAATTTGCGGTATGACCTACCACTCTACCCGACCCGCCAAAGCCCTCACAAACGCCTTGGAGCGGCTCATGATTGCGGTATCACCCGCTGACTTGGAGCAGAACCACACCCTCCTGTGCGAGTACCGCAGGGCTTGCGAACTGCTGGGGTACGACCCCGCCAAGGCTCAATGGTCGGGGATTCACGAAGTGTCAGCCTCCCAGTTGCCCAAGGACGAAGACCACACCGTTTGTTATTACCCCCTCTTAAACCCCGAAGAATGAGAAACATCACCCACCTTGTCGTCCATTGCACGGCCACCCCAAAGAACACCACCATAGCATCCATCCGCAAACATTGGAAGGAGGGGTTGGGCTGGAAGGCGGTAGGCTACCACAAAATAATTGAGCCGAACGGGAACATCACGACCTTGGCCACCGACGACAAGGTGACCAACGGGGTTGCAGGACACAACTCAACGAGCCTCCATGTGTCCTACATCGGGGGCAAGGACACGGATGACCGCACCATTCAGCAACGCCAAGCCATCGCAGGGGTGCTGCTATCGTGGTTGCAGAAGTACCCAAAGGCCCGCATTTGCGGACACAGGGACTTCCCAGGGGTCAACAAGGCTTGCCCGCAGTTTAACGCTGAGAAAGAGTACGGCTACCTTTACTTGACCGCCTCCGATACGCAGGAGGGATAGTTTGCGGAAGGTAGCGGAATCCGCTACTTTAGGCGTACGATTTCTTCGTACAGGTCAGTACAACCTATCCGCAGGAGTGAAGGTGGCGTGGAGTTGCAACTCTGGACCCTTGTTGTCCTTGCTGGCATTGCGGCTCGTTTCCAACTTCATCCAATAGCCTCCCAAAGGCTTCGGGCCTCGTCCTCGCTCAGTATGAAAGCCCATGTACCCCCCGTCCCATTCTTCTTTGTAAGTCGCCGTCCTAAGTTGGTGAATAGGTTTTTGAAGGAGCGTCTTCGTGGAGCGGTCATAGCGGTGAATGATGTTTTGATGGTAGTAGAGTTCATGCACATGGCCCATCCAAGTCAAGTCGTAGCCTTCGGTGCTTGCGAGTAAGCGTTGATCGTGAATTACTCCGCGGCTGACGGGGCCTCCCCCACCGTGACCATGAAAATAATGCACCACGAAGTTGACCCCACGGATTGCATCGTGCAGAACTCGGATGTCAATGGTTCCGCCGTAGCCACCAACCTCAACTGCTGACCCCGTGGCGTAGTTGAGCGTGCTGGCAAAGCGTTGCAATATATCGGTTTCTTGGTGGTGGATGATGGATGTTTCGTGGTTTCCGTAGCCAACCAGCAGCAGGTTCTTGGCGTAGGGTGCAAACCATTCCACCGCCGTGTTGACGATGGAATCCAAGTAGCGGGCGTTGTTGTGTTCTTCCCGTATGTCTTCCTTGCTCCGTCTTGGGTCGCCCTTGCCTTGCATCAAACAAAAAAAGTCACCATTAACGATGACTCCTGCGTTGCGGCGTTGTGCCTCTTTGAGGTGGTTGGTCAGCAACCCCCTATCGCAATGCGGGTTGTCCCAATGCAGGTCGGAAATTAGCAAGAACTCCTGCCCGCTTTGGCAGGTGACTTCGTGGATGTTGCGGGTGTGCTTAGTGGTTGGCAGAATCATCGCTGGGATTTAAGTGTTGCGTTTTCGGCTTCGAGTGTTTGGATGGTGTTCTCCAGTAACTCTATCCGCTCTCGCAAACTTACAATCTCGTTGCGTAATTCAGTCAACTCTTTCTTTTGAGCCTCAGCGGTTTCCTGCCACATAGCCAGCACCGCTTGGGCTTGCTTGACCTGGAGGGAATCCGCCGTGAAGCGTCCTCTTGTCAGCCAAGCAATAGCACCGCCAACGATTGCGCTGATGGTGCCGATGATAGTGGTTTCGATTAGGTTCACTACTTATTTGGTTCGCCCTTTGATTTATCCAACGCCATCCAACCTACTGAAAGCAAGGTCAATACCGAACCAATGATTTCGGTGAGGGTTGCGGTGTCAATGATACCTTTGGCGACAAGCGTGCCGCCGATAAAGGTGAGCAGGTGGCGAAGCAGAGCGATGACGGCTGATTTCATAAGGGGGAGTTTTGGTTGGTCGGGGTTACGGCGAAATAGGCCCATAATTGAAAGTGTTATTTATCGGAAAAGGTTGCAAATTCTTTGTGGTCCTCGGCATATTGTTCTTCCCAACCGCTGAAGGAATGCACTCCGCACGGCGTGGGCCAAACGAGGTATGGCTCAAAGTGCTTTGGGCAGTCCTCATTAAATAGGATGTCCACGCCAACGCCTTTCTCTATATTCCACACGGCCACGGGAAAATCTAATGGTTGCAGATAGGCAAGCAACTTGTCAGCGGTCGCTTGGTCGGGAAATACGAACTTGCGGAAGGTGGGCATCGTTAGGGGGTTGTCAGCGTTGCGAGTTCGGCGTTGGTGAGGCGGGTCGTGTAGAGGGCCACGGCACGGATGCGAGTCGTCTTTGCGCCTGCAAGTTGGTCTGCAATAAATTGAATGCGATTTAATGCAGCGTTAAAAGAAAATCCTGTTGTATCTGTTGAGCCTATTTGAAGGCCGTTAATAAAACAAGCAGTATTCCCGCTTGCGTATGCAATGGCTATTTTAGCGAAGGATGTGATTCCCGATGTTTCGGTAAATGACACCGTTGTACCTGATGCCCTAACGGATGCTTGAAACCTATTTTGATTCGTTTTTATTATTGCTAAATAATTGTTCCCGATTGCTTCTCCTGCGGTGTTTATGAAGATGATGTCATTGGTCGCAAATTCGGATTGACATTCAATGTATAGCGTCCCCTCCGTCTGCCCGATGGACCCGCTGACCGCTCCGCTCACGGAGATGACATCTGCGCTTCGGCTTCCCGTGCCTGCGGTGGTGGGGATGACTGATGTGGCCACCGAGCCGAGTTCCATCTGCGGATAACCGATGCGGACGGTGAAGTTGTAAGCCGTTCCGCTTACCAAGCCAAAAGAGATGCGGGACTGCACCCTTGCAACCGTTCCTCCACCCGATAATGTTCTTGTAAACGAAAATCGGTTTAAAGTGGAGGTTAGCGTTAGGTCGGGGCTGTTCCCCGATGCAACAAAAACCCCACCCGATGTTCGCTCCACGGTGCTAAGGCGCAAACCCGTGTACGGGACTGGTGCTGAAATTGACTTTAAAAAACAACTATTGGTCCACACTTGGCCGTTGGATGCAACGGTTTGAGTGGGGGATTCAAAATTTATGAGGGCTTCTGTTGCGTTTGCAGTTCCGCTAAACCTTATGTCAATATACTGAACGCCATTTTCAGCACCAAGAGCAATAACGCTGCGGGTCAGTCCCGCCAAGGTTTCGGTCCAGTTTGTCGGCAAAGTTCCAGGCGTTCCCGTGACCGCCCCCGTATTTGAGTTGTTGCGGATGCTATTCGTCGCCGCAGGCTCCACGAGCAACGCAGGACATCCCGTGACAAATCCGCTGACCGAATAGTCCAAGCGGGGGATGCCCGATGCAACGGATTCAATCGCTCCCGCATCGTTGAGCCTCGTCGCAGTTGTATTGCGGGTAACGGTGAAGTCCCCTCGGTTGTCCGTGTTGGTTGGGATTTGCGAATACAACCGCCCCGTCTTGAATCGGGCGGGGACTATGAGTAGTGAAGGCGTGGGCATATTAGAAATTGAATATTACGGCGAATCGGGCTTGCAGGCAACCGCTGACGGCGGCCTCTGCCGCTGCTGCCCCGTCGGTCGTAGCACGGGCGTTGAAGGCATCCCACGCAAGTTCTGCGGGGGTCTTGCCCATGACCATTGAACGGGGGTAGCCGTAGCCGTAGCCTATCAGCATGGTTAGAGGAAGGTGTAACCGATGACGCTGCCCACGCTGGGAGTGACGGCCGTAATCTTGCCGCCGTTCCTGCCGCTGATAACTATCCCAGCGGACACGGACTTGCCGCTCAAAGCGTAAGCGGTCAGCAGGTCCTCCCCTCCCGAACCCGTCAAGGTCGTAAAGGTTGCGGCCACATTGACCACGATGAAGTCAAATACTTGGCCCGATACAGCAGCGTCCACGAATCGCATGGAACCGCCCTGTCCGAGCATTTGTTGTAAGATTGGAGTTGGCATTTTATTGGGGTTGCTTGTATTGGTAAATGTAGGTTAGGTCGGAATTTCACAAACGGAGTGAGAGTACGGCAGTTGGAACGATAGAGTAGCCACCCACCCTGCGGTGCGGTCGTCTCGGCTCTCCACAAACCTCGTAAGCGACACGCTGGTACTTAGCGTCCACTCTTGCGTCGGGTCGTTTGTGAGGCTTGAAATGAAGTCCTGGGCGATTTGCAGTTGGTCGCTCAAAACCTCGTCTTCGTTATCCTGCCAACCGAGCGTCGGACTGCCCGAAACCACTCCACCCATCGTGGCAATGGATTCAACACGGTCAGAGAAATATACACCAACCACCAAATTGAGAGTGCCGCTATCAGTAGTCGCTGACTGAACATCCGCAAATACCAAAGGATAGACGATTCGCTCACGGCTTGGGGTGCGAAGGTTTATCGTGTTGTCGGTCCCTATTGCAAGAGGGTCCCCCGTCCCGAAGGAGTTTACTTGCGGGTGAGCATTTGCAAGAGCAAGGAGTGCTTGCTTTATTCGTATCCAAGACATAGGCTTGTAGTTTCAAAATGTTTTTAGAGTGTGCGCCCATCGTTAGCAGTTGTTGCAGTAGGGGTCGTAACCGTAGGGCCATGGCCTGTCAAGCCCAGCACCACGGCGCAGGGTCCGAGCGTCCAAGGCCATCCCCGTGTTGTAGTTCGTGCCGTTTGGGTAAATAGTATCCAAGGCCGATGGCGGAGAGTTAAAGAGCGGGTAATTCGCCTTCTGCTCCATGAGGTAGCGGGTAATCCTTTCGGAATACCACTCCGCATCGTTCTTCACTTTGTCCGTCAAGCGGGTGATTTCGTCCATGCTCATTTGGGAACTTTCTTCGCTCGTTCTGCGGACCATTCCCTTGTTCATGTACTTAAACGCCAATACCATCGGCAACTCGTAGTAAAGCCATTGCACCATGGCGGGTTGGATGTAGTCCTCCAAGAGCGTCGTGTTCAAGGCCGTAGTCGTGCCGCTTACCACTTGCCCCACCATTTCCGAGTACAGGGCCGATCCGACTATTGGCTGGATCCGCATTTCCTGCACCTTTACGATCGTGGGCCGAATCTGCGTAAACGAAACATTCTCGTTTATGACCGAGTTGTCCAGCAGGGTTTGTTCGCTGATAAAGAGTGCCTTCATGCTTTCGTGATTTTATTGCCTTTGCGGATTACCAACTGCTGCTCCCATACATGGCGGCATTGGGGGCGGTTCACTCCGCTGGCCGTGTGATACCATCCACCACGGCGATTCCATACGGAGTAGCCCATGATGTTACTGATGCCGTTGATGTCGTCCCTTGTGTAAACCTTCCCTTGGTCAGCGAGGTCCAGCATGACCTTGCAGAACTCACGACTGGTCTTCTTATCCTTGTTGCTGAAACCTGCGGCCCAAGAATATTTGTAGCGTACTTCCAGCACGGGTTCATCCGTTGGCTTGGCTCCTTCCTTGGAGATTTGGTCCACGGCACGGGCGATGGGGTAACGGTCTTTTGTAATCAAGTAGGCGACCCGCTTGGCGACTTTCGCCTTGCTGACCCCGAACTCCTTGGCCATTTCTTCCACGGAGGCTTCACGGTTCTTCTTGCGGTAGGCTTCAATTTTTTTATCCAGTTCCTTTTCTTCCTCGCCCAGTTCAGCGAAGGCTTGACGCACTTGGTCGTCTAAGTCGGTGTCAAACCGCATTGGCTTGGAGTGCATGACAAAGTAATCGTCGGAACTGCTTCCAAACTTACTGGCGACCACCTCCAAGACCTTGAACTCTTCTTCCCCCCATCCGTAGTCCTCGGTGTCTTCTTCGCCCCATTGGGGTTCGCTGAACGCCTGCTCTTGCACGCCGAGCAGGGTGTTCACTTCTTCGGCCGTCAACCCGAAACCAGCGGATAACATGGTGCGGGCCATCTCCAGCGTGATTTTTTCTTGGGCATAGTGACGGACGATTCGCATGAGGTTTTGGTACTCCCTGCCCGATAGTTTCTTGATATTGTCGTTGCCCATGACCATGGGCGTTTGCGGTTGTTCGTCGGGTTGGGGATTAGGTCCAACCACATCGGCAGGTTGCTTCTCCAATGCAGGGAGGCCCGCTTTTTCCCGCAGTTCTTCGGGGGTCATAATAGTGAGCAGGGCTTGCTCGCTCAATCGCTCGGTGATGGGTTCTACGGGAATCAACTCCATCCCTTCCACGCCATTGAACGAGCCCAAGTAGTTCATCATCCGCTCCACCTTCCTCACTCGGTCGTTCACATAGGTGGCCTTGAATAGTTCGTACGCCTCAACCAGTTCCTGCCGTCCACCAAGTTGGCCTTCGGTCTTCACGCCAAATAGCATCGGGTTCACGACCCTGTGGCTGATGAAGATTTCCGACTGGATGGCCTTGTTGAGGATTTCAAACTGCTTGTCCATATCCGATGGAGTGAGCGGTTCCAAGGTTGGAGCCTTGCTGACATCGTCGTTGAAGGTCACAACGAATCGGCCCGCATTGTCGGTCCCCGAAAACTTGCGCTTGATTTGGCGTTCAATGTCGCCCTGTTCTTCGGGTGTCGGGATTCCGTTGTTGAAGTTTATCAAGTACCCGCCCCAAAAGTTGTTCCGCAGGTTGTTGTTGTGAAAGTTCGCAACCTGCACATCGGCTTCAATCCACGCCAAGCCTCCCATGTATTCGGGAAGGGGGTAGGACTTCACGCCTGCTGCATAGACCCTGTAATAGAACAACTGCTTGCCGATGCGGTTGTCAGCATCAAAGGCGGGGATTTTCTCTACATCCCCGATTTTGGGGTAGAGTTGGACCATTGCATCGTCGTACCAATCGGCAACTTGGAACATCCGCTCGTCCTTGTCCACTCGGATTTTTTCAAAGGGGATATGCTCCATCTTGGCGATGGTTCCCATCTTGTTCCATGTCACCGCAACCGCAAACCCGTTAAATAGTTCCAAGTCCAAGACGAGTTTCTCGGTGATGTCATTAAGGTCGTCGTGCTCGGATAGGCCGTCAAAGAACTTGGCGTAACGGGCCTGCTGCTCCACGGTCATCTTCTCCCCAGGTTGCCATCCACCGCCGACGATGTAGTTCACCTTCCCGTTGACGATAGCGTTGTGCTTGCTGCTCCTGCGGTAGTTGTCCAGCAGGTAATAGGGGTACTCGTTGAACGCCCCGTAGGTGATGTACTTGCCCGCCTTGTTTTCAAGCATCACGGGGACCTTGTGTTCAATCCCAAGCCATTGGGTGAATGATTGCTTTATACTCATAGCGTGTGTACGGTGAAGTTGAGGGCCGAAATCGTGATAGCACCGCCATCGTTCACGGCGTTGATGTAGATGGTGAACTCGTCGTTCAGCGCACCTTGCAGAACGGCTTCAATCGTAACCGCATGGCCGTTGT